TGAATCAAGATGTCAATACAGTTTTAAAACAGTTTGGTTATGACTTAGCATTACAATCTAATGACTCCTTATTAAGTGGCTTTAACCCCCCTAAAAGTAAAGCTACAAGTAATGCTAGGTCATTCTCTCGAGAGCAGATGATTGACCTTTACAAACAAGCAATTGTGAAGGTCAAGTATGCTGATAACTTTATGGTTTTAAGATTCCCTGAGGGACATTTCATAAAGCAAAAATACGCACCATTTACCCTTAATCCTGATAGCAGTTGGTCTATGAAGCGACCTGAAGGCTCTCTACCTATTTATTACACAAATAAGTACCCTGACAAGGCAATTATTATAAATGAAGGTGAGAAGGCTCTCAGAGGATGTGAAGCGATTTATGAGGGTGATAGTTGTACTTGGCATGGTGGAGTTAATTCTTGGGAGAAAGCAGATTGGAGTCCTATATTTGGCAGAGAAGTAGTTATATTTCCTGACAACGATGAAGCAGGTATTAAGTGTGCAAATGATATATCTAAGTATCTAAAAGAAAATCAATGCAAGGTGAAGATAGTACAACCACCAGCAGACTTTAATGAGAAAGATGATTTATATGATGCATACAAATCAGGTTATTTTAAAGATTCAAAACAATTAGAAGATTATATAAACAAGAATGAGGTAGCACGTCCTAAAGGTGCTTTATATTTCCAAACAGTCAATGAGATTATGGAAAAGATGACTGAGCCTGACTGGTTGGTAGATAGATGTATTGAAAGAGCTACAGTTACAAGTATATTTGGAGCTCCTAAGAGTGGTAAGTCGTTTATAGCTATTGCTATGGCTTGCTCTATTGCATCAGGTAAAGACTTTTATGGATTTGATACTAAACCATCTACAGTACTGTATTTGGCTGGTGAGGGTCATACAGCAGTTGCTAGACGTATTAAAAGCTATGAGCAGTTCTATAGCAGAAGTTTATCTGAAGCACCCTTATTAATATCTAACAGAGGTTCGAGAATAGGTGATGATGCTGAATTTGCTATGTTGCAAGAGGTTTGTAGAGACATAGAAAGAGAGCATGGGAATGTAGGCATGATTATTGTTGATACTCTTGCTAGAAACTATGGACTCAATGAGAACAGCACTGAGGACATGAATAAGTTTATTCAGCGTATTGACGAGCTTAAAGAAGAATTCCAAGCATCTATGGTCATAGTGCATCATACAGGTCATGGTTCTAATGGTAGAGCAAGAGGTAGCTCAGTATTACCAGCAGCTTTAGATTATGAATTTAAAGTTGAAAGAGACAAAAACAGCGATGAGAAGGCAATGATGGTAGCATTGAAACAAACATTAGTTAAAGATGGTACGCCTATAGATGACCTTTATTTCCAATTTAAAGAACTTACATTATATGGATATGAGGGTGTTACATCAGGCGTATTAGCATTAACTGATGAAAGACCTACAATTACTACCCTAACACCAGTTAGAGCTGAAACTATAGAAGCAATTGAAGCATATCAATTAGAAAAGAATCCTGATAAACCTATAGACGTTTGGGTAAAAGGAGCTATTTTATCTGCAATTATGGATGTAAAACCTGCAACCATGACCACTAGATTAAGAACAATGTTTGACCTTGATTTAATACATTATGATGAAAAACGAGGTTATCAATCAAAAAAATGGGATAATGAGGTATTTTAATATGGTTTGGTTTTGGTTTGGTTTTAGTTTGGTTTTGGTTTGGTTTTTTAGCAAAATCATCAAAAAGTTGGTTGGTTTGGTTTGTATTTCTAATACAACCAACCCAAACCACTATGAGATTCGAGTATTATGACCAAACCTGTAAAAACATATTTAGATGAAACTTTAGAACAAAAGTTAAAAGAATTAAGAACTCATGAACTTGATACTTATGTTAAGTGGGGTAATCGAAAACGTATCTTTAAGATGGTAGGTGTTAATTTTGAGATTAAGTTTTGTAGAGCAGAACAAATGTTAAAAGAATCTATACAAAACGATTCTACTCAAAAGAAACTAAAAATGGTTGAAATGATGATAAGAGCTTTTGAGCAATTAAATATCAAATGTGAAGAAAGTGGATACATACAAATACAACCTAATGCTAGATGTTTCAACTTTGATAACAAGACAGCTTTGATTTGTGATACTGATGCTGATAAACCTATATTAGAAAAAATACACAAAGCAGAAAAAGATATGGTGATATTTAGTGTGGAAGAATTATTAAGATGTTTACCTAAAGATTTTATGCAAGCAAAAGTATTGCTATCTAAATTAGATAAGTCAGTTAATTTTCAGAAGGTTAATTATGTCTAAGTGGCATGGTGGTAAAGGTAGTAAACGTAGACCTGAAGATAAAAAGAAGATTGATGCTAATTGGGAAAAGATATTTGGTAAGAAGAAGAAGGAAAAGAAGAAGTGAATAGATTTGAAGATGATAAGCAATATAAAAAAGGACTAAAAGGTGAGAATCTAATATTGAAACAAATACAAAAAAAATATCCTAATGCAAAAAAAATAGATGGGTATTTTAAAGATTATGATATTCAAATACCTGAAATACAAAAAACTGTAGAAATAAAAACTGATTTTACAACTTCTACTGGTAATGTTTTTATTGAATTTACTTGCAATAAAAAACCTTCAGGGATATTAACTACAAGAGCTGATATTTGGGTTTACATTTTAGAAAGTAAGAAATTTTGGATTAAAACAGATAATTTAAAAAAATGTATTAATAAACATAATTGTTTAAATTTAGTTTGTAATAAAAATATATTAGGAAAAGACATACAAGGATTCCTTATACCTTTATATATTTTCCAAGAATATTGTTTTGATATTAAAGATTTAACTGAGGAAGAATCATGCCAATTAAACTAAAACCAAGTGCAAAGATTAGAGATAGAGCTACAGGTAAAACAACTACTGAGCATTACTATTTAAAGTGTATGACACTAAAAGAACTGAATGATTATATTGAATCACCAAGTGCTAAGAAAAAGGTCATACAAAAATGTAAGAATGAAATAATAAGGAGAGAGAAATGAGTGACCAAGTAAACCATCCACCACATTACAACAAGGGTGGATTAGAATGTATTGACTATATTAAACAACAATTAGGCAGAGAATTTCCTGCTTATCTTGAGGGTAATGCAATTAAATACTTGCATCGCCACAAATACAAAGATGCCAATATACAAGACTTACAGAAGTCTGTTTGGTATATTAATAAGTTAATAGAACATTACGAGAACTTATGAAGATAGATAAACAAAAATTAGAACAGAAGATAAAGGAAGGTAAATCATCACATGATATCGCTATGACTTATGATGTGCATCCATCTACTATTAGAAGGAAAGCTAAAGCATTAGGACTTAAGTTTCAAACACAATCACATTGGAGAAAGGGATGACTGTAAGCATAGACATAAAGACCAACGCTAAAGAATTAGAAAAGAAGTTAGGTATGTTTCAGAAGAAGCATATGCCTGAGATAGTTTCTGATTCTATTAATGAGGTTGGTGTTAAGTCAGTTAATGCTATGAGAGCACAATTATTTAAGAAGCTGGATAAACCAACTAAGTTTACATATACAGGTGTTAAGTTATTTAAAGCTAAGGCAAGAGACTTATCAGCATTAGTATTCATACCTGATATACAAGCTAAGTATTTAGAGAAACAGTTTGAAGGTGGTCTTAGATTACCTGAGAAGAATAAGATACCAGTACCAGTAGACAAAGCTAAGATAAATGCATTTGGTAATATTAAAGGAAAAAGAACTGGATTGATTAAAAGAAACACTGAGTTCATGGGTAATGTTAAAGGTATTGATGGTGTATGGCGTAGGGTTGGTGGAAAGCGTAATCCTAGATTGAAACTAATCGTAGCTCTTGAAAGTTCTGTCTTTTATAGAAAACGTATTGAGTTCTATAAAACAGTTAAGGGTGTTGTGCAAAAGAATATGGATAAGATATTAAATAAGAACCTGAAGAGGGTAGTTGGCAGATGATAGGTTCTTCTACAACATTCAACGTGGGTTATTCGCGAC